CACTCATGGAAAACATTTGAGTTTTTCATTAGAAATGGGTATAAATTTAATTTCAACCTTAATAAAACAATACAATATTACGCTGAAGCTCAATTAGATTGTCCTGTAGCATTTACATACACTAAAAAAGAATTAATAAACTTGTTGGAATTAGATAATAATTTTAAAATTACATCTGTTAGAAAAGACCATATTTTTCCCTATGTAATTAAGGATTATATAAAACATAACTATAATAAAAAAACTATAATTAAACTTATACCAAAATCCATTTTTAGTTATTTAGAATCTATACTTGGTTGGCATTGGTTGATAACATTTAAAAAATAAATTATGATAACATGTAGTAACATAGGTGACAATGGAAGATTTGGTAATCAACTATTCCAATTCGCATCTTTAATCGGAATTGGGGATAAATTAAACTATGAAGTTTTATTTCCTAAAAAAAATCTAAAACAAATAAACATATCATCAACAAGAGAAAACAAGACTTTTGTCGCATATTTTGAAATAAATGAATGTTTTGATATTGACCAAAAATTTTTCACTGATGATTTAATAATTGAGAAAAGAGTTAGTGAAAGATTTTTTCATTTTGATGAAAACTTGTTTAATATTTTAGACAACACGGATGTTAATGGTTATCTACAATCAGAAAAATATTTTAAACATTGTTCAGATAAAATAATGGACATTTTAAAATTTAAAGATTCTATTATAACATCAGCAAAATCATACCTACCAAAGACAGATAAGACATTAGTGTCAATTCATGTTAGAAGAACTGATGCCGCAGTACCTAATCCGTATCATCCATTAACAGGTTTAGATTTCTTTAATCCCGCAATAGAACATTTTAATAAAGATGAGTACCATTTTGTAGTTTGCTCTGACGATTACGAATGGTGCAATAATGTTTGGGGAAATGACGAAAACTTTACTGTTGTTAATTCAAAATCACCTTATGTTGATTTATGTGTTATGTCACTATGTGACCACCACATAATCTCAAATAGTTCATTCAGTTGGTGGAGTAGTTACTTATCAAAAAATAAAAATAAAAAAATCATCGCTCCAATCAAATGGCTCGGTACAGGGTATTCAACATACATTACCGATGATTTATATACAGAAAATATGATAAAATTATAAACATAATGGAAAATCAAATAAATCATCCTGAACATTATGGTGGAGAAGATAATCCATATGAAGCCATTAAAGTGATTGAATCTTGGGATTTAGGATTTCATCTTGGCAATGCAATAAAATACATTTCAAGAGCGGGTAAAAAAAGTATTGATACTGAGTTAGAAGATTTAAAAAAATCTTTATGGTATATTGAAAGAAAAATACAAAAATTAGAAGATAATGATTTTACTTTACAAGACGAAACTGATGAGTTAGATATTGACGTAAAAGACTTAACAAAAACAACATTTATTATTCCAGTTTGTGTTGAATCCAAGGACAGATATAATAACGCTGTAAGTGTACTTGGGTTTTTAAATAAAAATTTTAAAACAAATGTTATTATACATGAATTAACTAAAGAAGAAAGTAAATTAGATTTTATTAGTTCATTAAAAAACTTAAAAATAAATCACATTCTTCAAAAAGATAATTTGGATTACTACCACAGAACAAAACAATTAAACGAAATGTTAAATATTGTAAAAACACCTGTAGTTGTTAATTATGATATTGACGTTATTTTACCTGTTGACTCTTACGTTGAGTCACAAAATTTAATACTTAATGGTAATTCAGATTTTGTTTATCCTTACGGTGATGGTGAATTTCAAAGGGAAATTTCTTTAAGTTTTAACAGGGATGAGTTTAATATAAATTTTGATATAAATTCAATTGATACTAATTTACTAAAAACTTTTACGTCAAAATATGGTCATTGTGTTTTTGCAAATACAAAAAAATATAGAAAATGTGGTGGAGAAAATGAAAATTTTATTGGATATGGACCTGAAGACCAAGAAAGAGAAAATAGGTTTATAACTTTAAAATATAATGTATCAAGAGTAGATAATCTTGTGTATCATTTTGAACATTCAAGAACACCATTTAGTAACGGGGATAATAAATATTACGACAAAAATCATAAATTGTGTGATAAATTATTGGCTATGGACTATAAATCAATGTTAGATTATTATAACAATATTGAATATAGAGAGAAATACGATAAATTTAATTAAAACATATCAAAATTATGATAGGACTAACTAATACCGAAATATTACACCATGAAAAAGGTAGATTTGGAAATCAACTTTTTAGAATTGGTGCGGTAGTTGGAGAATCAATGAAACGTAATGTTGAATATTACATCCCAAAAGAATGGGATCACTGCGATTTGTTTCCCAATTTAAAAAATAAAATATCAGTAAATGATATTAAACATAATGTATCATCAACACACCAAGAACCATCATTTGCATATCACGACATACCTAGCAATTCAGGTCTTTTGGAAATAAATGGATTTTTCCAATCGTGGAAATATCTTGAGGGATTTGAAAATGAGGTAATTGAAGAATTATCTTTTTCTAAAGAAAGGATTGATAAAGCATTATCTAAAATGTCCAAAGACACAATAAAATTATGTGTTCATGTTAGGTGGGGAGATGTATATGATAGAAAAACTGGTGGTGGTCATAAGGGTTTTGAAAAGTGGCACCCAACAATGTCACTTAACTATTATGAAAATGCAATAAATTTTATTTTAAATGAAACTAAAATTGATGAAATTTTAATTTTTACAGATAACGAAGACACCAAAGATTTTATTTTTGGTAAGTTTGAAAAATTTGGAGTTACAGTTGTCTATTTTGATTACGACAGCGACTATATAACAGATTTCGTATCACAAAGTTTATGTCAACATTTTGTTATTGCAAATAGTACATTTTCTTGGTGGTCATCATTTTTAAGTAAAAATAAAAATAAGATAGTTTGTTGTCCTAAAGAAGAAGATTGGTTTGGTTCGGCATACACTCAACACGATAGGAGTGCGTTATTACCAATAACTTGGAAAAGAATTAATCAATAAGAAATATGGAAAATGTTTTAACCCCACAAGAAATGTGGGAAAGAGATAGAGGAGATGAAATTAAAATTATTGATTATCCGTTAGATTCTAATTCCCAAGTAATTGAACTTGGTGGATTTACTGGAGTATGGTCTAAAAAAATTATTGATAAGTTTAATCCAAACTTAATTATTGTGGAACCAGTCCCTAATTTTGTTTATGAGTTAACACGTAATTTTGGTGAAAATCCAAAAGTTAACATTGAAGGAGTTGCAATATCAACATCAAATAAAAAAATAAACTTGTATGTTAATGGGTGTGCAACTTCAGAAACAATTGAAGTTTCAAAAAGAAAAATTAGTGTTGATTCGTACGACATTGGTTATTTTATATCCAAATATAATTTAAATAAAATTGACTTAATTCAAATTAACATTGAATGTGAAGAATATCCATTACTTTTAAATTGGATTGAGACAGGATTTTTAAAAAATGTAAAATACCTACAAATACAATTTCATACCTTTTGTGAAAATTATGAAGAAAACTATGAAAAAATATTTGAGGGATTAAAAGGAAATGGATTTGAAATCAATTATAAATATGACTTTGTTTGGGAGTCTTGGGTAAACAAAAATATATGAATTTAGATAAAAATATAATAGATGTTATTGAGAATTGGAATTTGTCATACACTGTTGGTAATTCATTGTTTCACATTTTAAATTCAAAAAATAAAGATTTTAATGATTTGGAAGAATTAAAAAAAGCTTCTTGGTTTTTAAATAAAAAAATAGATTCTTTAGAAAATTTACCCCCAAGTAAGACTAAATTTAATAAAATTAAATTAGATGATATAGATTTTAAATGTATTAATCTAAAAAAAAGAAATGATAGAAGGGATTGGATTAACTCTCATTTACCAAAGTTTAATATAAACTATGAATTTTTTGACGCAATTGTTGATGATAATGAATATGATGTTAATTTTCCAAAGGCTTACAGTAAAGGTCAAAAGGGTTGTTTTCTTTCACACTATAAATTACTTAAAACACATGACAGTAATAAAATTTTAGGTATATTTGAAGATGATGTTGAATTATGTGAAGATTTTTTGGACAGGTTTAAGTATATTGAAGACAACTTTAATTTAGATTGGGATATATTCTTTTTATCATCGTACTACCATTTGAATGAACATAAAGATAGATGGAACCCTTCAGGTGATTTTGAATTAACTGATACAAAATATATCCACAGAGTTTATGGCGCATTTACAACACATGCTTATTTGGTTAACCCAAAATCAATTGATAAAATTTTAAAATTGATTGATGAAAACATTGCCGACACTTATGCAATTGACCATGTGTATTGCTCCAAAATTGAAAGTAAGTTAAATTGTTATTCTTTTACTCCAGGAATGGCAAACCAAAGGGTTAGTCATAGCGATATTGATGGTAGTAATAAAGACCCTAACGAATTTAAATTAATTGTTGGTGAACACTATTACGTGAATAACCTTAAAGATTTTGATTATGAAAAATATTTTGAAAAATATATTTCAGAAAGAGATTCTAAAAAAATTAAATCTAAAATTTTTGATAAAACAAAAATTAAACAAGATGATTTTGACTACGACAAATATTTTGAAAAAATAAATAATAAGATATCAACAAGTATAAACAGATATGAATTTAAAAATAGTTATAATCTAAATTACGTAATATATAACTACGATTATTTTACAAATCTTTATTACCAAAAAACTAATGTTGTAAATGAGGAATATAAAGAATATAGTAAATTACAAGAGTTAATAAGTTTGGTAGATAAATCAAAAATTATTATTGATATTGGTGCAAATTGTGGTTTATTTAGTATTCCATCCTCACTAAACGGATATGAAGTATACGGTTTTGAACCTGTACGAATGAATATAAAATTGTTAGAATTAGGAAGAGAAGAAAACAAATGTAATAATTTTAATATTGTAAATATGGGAGTTTCTAATAAAACAAAAAAAGAAACAATCTACATACCATATTGTTCAGACAACACATCTTTTAATAAAGATGTTGCAATAAGTAATATGTCATTTAGTAAAAATTATATTGAAGAAACAGTTAATTGCACCACGTTTGATGATTGGATTAAAAAAAATAAAAATCTTAATATTGGATTTATTAAAATTGACGTTCAAGGATTTGAAAAAGAAGTGTTGGAGGGCATGACAGGATTTCTTAAAAATTGTAACGATGTTTACATTTATCTTGAATGGGATAAAAACTTAACAGAAAATAATGGGAATTCTTTAGGTGACATGGAAACTATTCTTATTGAGAATAATTTTGAAGTGAGAGAAACTTTAGAAAACGATAAACTTTTTTATAAAAAATAAAATGATAACAGAAACAGGATATTGGACATCAGATGACACAGAAGCAATCCATGTGCATGACCCAAGCTTAGCAAATTGGATTTTAAATTACCTACAGGATGATAAGGATAAACAATTAATTGATTTTGGATGTGGTTTTGGGGATTATCTTAAAAATTTACATAACAATGGATTCACAAACTTACACGGATTTGAAGGTGAGGTTAGAAAGGGAAGTCTAAAATTTATTAAAAATTGGGATTTGTCAAACCCAATAAAAAACTATAAAAATTATGACAATTTAAAAAATAACGCATACAACACAATTTGTTTAGAAGTTGGTGAACATATACCAAAGCAATATGAATCAATTTTTTTAGATAACATTACATCACTCACTACAAATAAAATAATATTGTCTTGGGCCATCATTGGTCAATTAGGTGATGGTCATGTTAATTGTATGAATAATGATGAAGTTATTTTAAAAATGAATGATTTAGGTTTTGACTACTTGGAAAATGATAGTATGAGTGCACGTAATTCAGTTTCACCTGCAATTGCATCTTGGTTTCTAAAAACCATAATGATTTTTAAAAAAAAATAACTATGATTACAATACCTGTTAGTGTTGGAGAATTAATTGACAAATTATCAATCCTTCACGTTAAAAAAATAAAAATAACTAACCTTGAAAAATTGGTGTACGTTAATAAAGAATTTGAATTATTATATAACTTCTCTTCAGATTATTTAAACGATGAAGAAATAACAAAATTATACCACGAGTTAGTTGATACTAATTCAAAACTATGGGAGATTGAAGATATGTTAAGAATTATTGAAACTGAAAAAATTTTTAATTCAAAGTTTATTGAACTTTCAAGAAATGTATATCACACAAATGATAAAAGATTCAAATTAAAAAATGAAATAAACGAAAGAACTTCTTCTGAAATTAGAGAAGTTAAAGAATACGTAGAATATTAATTATGAAAAAAATATTAATTCTTGGTGGCGGCGGATTTATAGGTGGTCACTTGGCAAAAAAATTAAAAGATGAAGGTAACTACGTAAGAGTAGTCGACATAAAAAGTCACGAATATTTTACACCTGAAGAAATGTGTAATGAATTTTTAACTTACGATTTACGTGACCCAAAAAATGTGGAAGCAGTTATTAGAGTAGAAACTTACGAAAATAAAATTATACCATTTTCATATCTCAAACAACCTTATTCCGAAGTAACTTCGTTTGACGAAGTTTATCAACTTGCAGCAGATATGGGTGGTGCAGGATATATTTTTACAGGAGAACACGATGCGGATGTTATGCATAACTCGGCGATGATTAACTTAAATGTTGCTAAAGAATGTGTCGAACAAGGAGTTAAAAAAGTATTTTACTCGTCATCGGCATGTATGTATCCTGAACATAATCAGTTAGACCCTAACAATCCAAATTGTGAAGAATATTCTGCTTATCCCGCAAACCCAGATTCCGAATATGGATGGGAAAAATTATTTTCGGAAAGATTATTTTTATCATTTCATAGAAACTATGGATTAAATGTTAGAATTGCAAGATTTCATAACATTTTTGGACCAATGGGAACTTGGAAGGGTGGTAAAGAAAAATCGCCAGCAGCGATGTGTAGAAAAGCTGCCGAAACACCTGATGGTGGTGAGATTGAAGTTTGGGGTAGTGGTGTGCAAACACGTTCATTCTTATACGTTGATGAGTGCGTTGAAGCGGTGTTAAGATTAATGGATTCAGAATTATCAAAACCAGTTAATATTGGTAGTGAAGAAATGGTGACAATCAATCAACTTGCAAGTATGGCAATTGCTATTTCAGGTAAAGACATAAAAATTAAAAATATAGAAGGAGAAGAATTTTTTAATAAATACGGATTTAAATGCCCTTTAGGCGTTAAAGGAAGAAATTCAGATAATAGATTATATAAAAGTGCAATTGGTTGGGAAGTAAATCAACCCTTGTCCATCGGTCTTAAAAAAACATATGAATGGATTAAATCTCAAGTTGATAACTTATAAAAAAAACAAATTTAAATGGCAAATACAAGACAAAAAAAATCACCAGTACCCACTCCTTCAATGGAAGAAGGTCACAATAAAACAAGAAAAGAAGTAATCTGTTCAATATTAAAAAAGAAAACCAAAGAAAAATTTCTAACTCAAACACAAAAAAGATACTACGATACATTAACCTCAAGTGAAGTTACGGTATGTTCAGGTCCAGCAGGGGTAGGTAAAAGTTATATTACTATGAAAGCAGCAATTGATTTACTTGCTGATCCAAACACACCTTATGAAAAGATTATTATAGTAAGACCTGCAGTTGAGGCTGAAGAAAAATTAGGTAGTTTACCTGGTAATGTTGAAGAAAAATTAGACCCTTATATTTTCCCGTCTTATTATTTGTTAAATAAAATTGTAGGAAAAGAAATTAGAGAAAAATTAAAAGAACTTGAAATTGTTGAGGTGTTTGCATTGGCGTTTATGAGAGGTATGAATATTGATAACTCAATTTTAATTTTTGAAGAGGGTCAAAACGCAACACCAAGTCAAATGAAATTACTATTGACAAGAATTGGGTTTAATAGTAAATTCTTTATATCTGGCGATGTTGAGCAATCAGATAGATACAAAAATAAAACTCACAGTGGATTATGGGATGCAATTGAAAAATTTAGAGACGACAAATATATTTCAACATTTGAATTTAAAGATAAAAACGATATTGTTAGAAATCCTTTAATTAGTAAAATATTACAAAAATACGATAACGAAACAGAATGAGAATTGCAATAGAGTTAAATGGTGTTTTACGAGATACTTTAAAAAAAATACAACAGGAATACGAAAAATGGTATTTGGATAATCCATTCAAAGAAGACGAGGAAAAATCTGAATATGAGGTAATTTCTGACTTGAGTAGTTTAGATATTGGTAAACACTTGAAATTTAAAGATGAAGATGAACTGTATAATTTTTTATACAAAGAACATACCATGGAAATCTTCGGTCATGCGGGTTCAGTTGAGGTATCAAGTATGATGGATTTCAACGACTTTTATTTAGATATGAGAGATAATCATGATATTTTAATCGTTTCCGATGAAATTGGTAAATCAAAACCAGCGTCTCTATTCTTCATTTCAAAATTTGGTTGTCTTGTTGAAATGGTTAAATTTTATAGTGAACCAACAATTAATTCAATGTGGAATTCAATAGACGTTTTACTTACAGCAAATCCTAACTTATTATTAAATCATCCTGAAGGAAAAATTGTTATAAAATATGAAACATTATATAACAAGGATGTTGAAACAGAACATTCGATAACAAAAATAAAAGAATTACAAACAAAAATAAAAGAGCTATATGATTAAAGTATTAGGAGAAAACTACTATATTGATTTAGACAAAATTGAAGAATATTTGGACATGTCTAACCAATATACTGAAGGTGAAACTTCAGGTAACACAGAAACAAGGATTAACATCATAAAATTTGAAATGGTAAAAATGTTGGTGGACACCATTTTAACTGAGCATGAAGAAATTGATGAGCAGTTAGGAATGAAATCAAGTTCAAATACAAGTATACCTTTCAGGTTAGCTTTTAATAGCTTATTAAATAAAAAACTTATAAATCATTATTAATATGGATACATCGTTAAACGAAAAAGTAAAACAGTCGATTCAAAACCTAAAAGATAGAAAATCAAGAATTTATTTTCTTATTCAAGATACTAAAGGTAATGCAAAAGCTTCTGTTAGATTAATTTATCAAATGGCAAAATCGCTATTAGATGCGGGATTTAATCCTATAATTCTTCACGAGAAAAAAGAATATGCTGGTGTTGTTGCGTGGCTTGATGAAGAATACATGTCAATTCCTCACAGAGCAATTGAAGGTCAAAATTTAGAAATTGCGCCTGAAGATTTTATTGTTGTTCCTGAATTGTTTGGGTACGTGATGGACCAAATTAAAAATTTACCTTGTGGTAAAATAGTTTTTACCCAAAACTATAATCACATTGTGGAAACATTACAACCTGGTCAAAATTGGGCTCAATATGGTTTCTTTAAATGTTTAACAACAACAACAAAACAACAGGAGTATATTGAAACGGTTATGAGACAATCAAGTTTTGATATTATTAAACCTTTAATTACAGATAGTTTTTACCCGAAAAATGTCCCACCAATGCCAATCATTGGAGTTCACACTAAAAATCAAGAAGATACTATTAACATTATCAAGACTTTTTATTTAAAATTTCCACAATATAGATGGTTTACATTTAGAGACTTAAGAGGACTTTCTGAAAAAGAATTTGCGAACTCATTAAGAGATTGTTTTGTTAGTGTTTGGATTGATGACGAGAGTGGTTTTGGTACCTTCCCATTAGAATCTATGGCATCAGGAGTACCTGTTATTGGTAAAACTCCAAATATTCAACCTGAATGGATGAATGATGATAATGGTGTTTGGTTAACAAACAAAACAATGATTTGTGATTTTATTGCTGACTATATTCAAAATTGGTTAGAAGATAACATCAAGACTGATCTTTATGAAAACATGAAGAAAACGGTTGAAAACTATACTAATAAACAAGAATTTGACTCTACGGTAATTTCGTTATTTGAAAACTACCTAAACGTAAGATCAGAGTCGTTTGAACAACAAATATCTAAAACAGAAGAATAATATGAACGAAAAATTATCACTATCAATCATACTACCTATCAAATCATCAAAATCTAGAGATTTTAATGACTATTTTGAAAAGGCAATAACCTCAATTAAATCACAAACTGTTGATATTGAAGAGTTAATAATTGTACACACATCTGAAGAATCATTAGTTAACCATTTAAATGGTTATGATTTTGGAGATATAAATGTTACAAAATTATTATGGGATAAAGAACCTAGTTATGCAGAACAAGTTAATTTTGGGGTTAAAAACGCAAAAGGTATTTGGGTTTCATTATTTGAATTTGATGATGAATACTCGTCAATATGGTTTAAAAATGTTAAAAAATACATTGGTTCATATCCTGAAACTCAAGTATTTTTACCTGTGGTTGTTGAAACGGACGAAAAAGGTTTATTTGCCGGTTTTACCAATGAAGCAACCTTTGCGGCAAACTTTAGTCAAGAAATGGGATTTTTAACTAATGAAACTTTACAAGACTATCAAAATTTCCAAACAGCAGGCGCTGTTATTAAAAAACAAGTTATTGAAGACTTTGGAGGTTTTAAACCCTCAATCAAGTTAACGTTTGTTTATGAGTTTTTATTAAGATTAACCTACAATTCTGTATCAATTATGACAATACCTAGACTTGGGTATAAACACACCAACATGAGAGAAGGTTCAATTTTTTGGAATTATAAGTTTGGTGAAAACAAAATGTTAGAAGACGAAGTTAAATTTTGGGTTCAAACTGCAAAAAAAGAATTTTTCTTTGTTGACGATAGGGTCATAAAATATCAATCAGAAAATGGATAATGCAAGAAACTCTATCTGCAACAACAGAAGATGTTTCATCTAAAAAAAGGGGTAGGAAAACGGTAAATATAAATTATTTTGATGTTAGAGAAGAGACCGCAGTAAGAAATTTTTTATTGGCAGAAACTTCAGAAGAGAAGAACAAAATATATAACGAATTCTTAAGAGGTCCTTTAGATAAGATGATATCATCTATTATTAGACGATATAAGTTATATCGTAAAGATATGGATTTTACTGAAATCCATTGTGATACTCATTCATTCTTAATGACCAAGGTTGACAAATTTAAACCTTCAAAGGAAAAAAAAGCATATTCTTATTTTGGAACTATTTGTAAAAATTACTTAATGGGTCAAATAATAAAAGACCAAAAAGAAACTAACAGAAAAGTTTCTTATGAGGATATGTCAGAAAGTATTGAGGAAAGACCTGATATGATGTATCGTATTGATGACGACGTAGTTGACACTAGTATTATAATTACAGAATATCTAAAAGAATTAAAGGATTTTATTGAGGGGGAAAATTTAAATGATAATGAAAAAAAATTAGGATACGCATTAATTGATTTATTCGATAATTACGAATCCATATTCTCAGGTGCTAATAATAATAAGTTTAATAAAAATATTATTCTTTTGTCTTTAAGAGAAATGACAAATTTAAGTACAAAAGAAATTCGTAGCTCAATGAAAAGATTCAAAAAGTTGTATATTTTCATTCAAAGTAAAATGAAAACCGATTAAAAAGTATTTATAGATATGCCTAGACCACAACGTAAAGAAATTAATTTTAGTAAAGATTCAATATTGTCTTTAATGCAAGAAATCTATAATGAACTTGTAGAACAAAGACAAACTGCAATTAGGATTCAAAATAAAATGCTTTCAATGTTAAAAGACCCTAATGACATGATGACTATTGGTCCAGTAATTGAAAAACAACAAAAAATTGTAAATGATTGCGTTGAGAAAAAAATTAGTCTATCTAAATTACAATCAAGTATTTGGGAAAAATCTAATAACAACAATAACGAATCGTTTTCTCTTGCAGATTTAGATGATGACCTTATTCAAAATTTAATTGATAAGGATGTTTCTAATGATGAAGAAACTTATAAAATGAGGTAATAATAATGGCGGATTTAAATCAGAGTTTTGATAGTGCTAAAAGCCAAATAAACTCAATCAAAACTTATAAGGAGATTTCTGCTGGAGAAAAACAATTAAAACGTTCTGCAGGAAATTCATTTGCACAATCTACCGCAAGCTTAAACACATCTTTAGATAAGATATCAAATCAACAAAAAAGATATTTAAGGGACCAACCAACTTCTTTTAACCAACTTTTAGAATTAATTAATATTACAAATGGTAGCGGATTGAGTTCTCTTGTTTATTTAAAAAGAAAACTTTT